AAAGACCCCGCCGACTTCCCGATCAGCAGCCCATCGTGGTCGGCCTGCACCAGCGGCGCCCAGATGGCAGGGCTGGTCCGGCTCGAGGCGCTATGGCACCACGGCGGCATATACGTCGACTCCGACTGCGAGCCGTACCGATCACTCGAGCCGCTGCTGGGGCTGCACGCCTTCGCCGGCTGGGAGGACAACGCGGTGGTGCCCGACGCCGTGATCGGTGCCGAGCCAGGTCATCCGGCTATACGGCGCTGCCTCGACCTCGCGATGGTGCGCGTGCCACAGGGCGCGTGGGCTAGTGGCCCTGGCACGACGACCGAGGTTCTAACCGCCCGCGACGACGTGCTCCTCCTACCGCCAGGGTCGCTGTACCCCTACCACTACAAGGCCAAGAACCTGCGCCACCGCGACCACGCATCCGAGCAGCCGTGGGCGTTCATGGCTCACCACTGGGCCGGATCGTGGCTGGCCAAGCGATGAACCGCCCGTATGCCGGCTGCGCGCTGCTGATCGCGGCGTTTCTCGTCGGCCTGATCGTGGGCTGGCTGCTGCTATGAGGCCGTGCATACACCGAGGGCGGGTCGGCGGTGCGGCCTCAGACGTGCTGCCGACTCCGCCTCGATAGTCCGGTGTTAGATGCGCACGCCTCCGACGCTCACTTCCTCGACCACATCGCGCCCGTATGGGCTGCGCTGCCACCGGAGCAGCGCGGCTCGCTGGGTGTGCCGCGGCATCTACTCGCCCAGGCGCGAGCGCTTCGGCTGCCCGACGTCGAGGCGTTCACGTCGGGCTGGCAGCGCCGCCGCGGGCCGGTGCTCGTGGCGGCGTATGGCGACCTCCGGAACATGGGTCGGCGGCCTATCGTCTTCATGGAGCACGGCGCCGGTCAGTCGTACACCGGCGGCCGTGCCCATCAGTCGTATGCCGGCGGCATGGGCCGCGAGCGGGTGGTCCTGTTCCTCAACCCATCGGAGCGGGTGGCACGTCTCAACGCCGAGCGGTACCCGCGGTCGACGTCGGTTGTAATCGGCTGCCCGAAGTTAGACGGCTACCACCGCCGGCCACCTATGCCTTCGAACGATCCGCCCGTGGTGGCGGTGGCGTGGCATTGGAAGTGTGACCTGTGGCCGGAGGCCGTGGGCGCGCTCGATCACTACCGCTCGGCGCTGCCCGACCTGGCGCAGCGCTTCACCGTGCTCGGGCATGGCCACCCGCGGCTATGGCGTGACCCGCGGGCGCGGCTCGAGGCCACCTATCGTGACGCCGGCATCGAGCCGGTGCCGTCATTCACCGACGTGCTGGATCGGGCCGACGTGCTGGTGTGCGACAACTCGTCGGTGCTATGGGAGTTCGCATCGACGGGCCGGCCGGTGGTGGTGGCCAACGCGCCGTGGTATCGGAGGAACGTCCATCACGGTATGCGGTTCTGGGAGTACGCCGACGTGGGCGTGCAGGTCGACGAGCCGGCGGGTCTGGTGGACGCCGTGGCAGCGGCGCTCACCGACCCACCCGAGCAGCGCGAGCGGCGCGAGGCGATCTGCAACGAGGTGTATGCATACCGCGATGGCGGCGCCGCGAGGGCCGCCGTGCGCGCTATCATCGAATGGCTCCAGGTGGCACGGAGGGCGGTCGCATGAATACGGCGTTGCTATTGGTCGACGAGTTGCGCGGCTATATCCAGGACAGTGCCGAGGACGACGATACCCTCCAGCGCCGGCTCAACGACACGGCCAAGGAGTTGGACGACCGGTTCGGCCCGCTGGTGCTAGAGGCCTCATCGGGCGGTGAGGAGTTGGCCGCGATCACGGAGACGGTGTACGCCCGCGGGCTGAGCCTGCTGCCGCTGCGCCACCAGCCCGACACGGTGCTCGAGATTTCCGACACCACCGGCTCGACCACGACCACCGACCTCGCGGTCGACGTCGACTACATCATCCGCGGGCGCCACCTCGAGCGGCTCATCGGATACCGCTGGGGAGCACGCACGACGGTGACGTATACGCCCGTCGGTGGCGTCGAGGCACGCCGGCGGGTAATCATCGCGTTGATACGGCTCGAGATGAACTACGCGCCTGGCATGGCAGGGCAGGGCGGCGGCGGCTGGTCCGAGCAGTACGCCTCGTCGGTGTTCGGTGCCTACCGCTCGCAGCGCGAGGACATCATCGCCACGCTGTCACCGAGCGAGGACTTGTTCGCATGATCCGGCTGATGCGTCGCTTTGGCATCCGGCAGGGCTGGGCGTTATGGCACCTCCAGCGCGCCTGGCGCACGGAGCGCCGCCTATCCGAGTGGCAGCACCGCAACGCCCACCCGCTACGCACGCACCACGAGCCGCCGCGTATGGCCGGCTATCGGAGGAAGCGATGAGGTACCGCCACCTCGTCACGATCATGCAGCCGACCGAGGTGCGCAGCGCCAAGGCAGCGGTATCGCACACGTGGGCGCCGCTGCACTCATCGGTGCCGGCCACGATCACGGCCACCACCGTGCAGGAGACACGGGCCTCCGACATGGCCGTCGAGGAGGGTCGCTACGACATAGTGCTCGCAGGGCGGTACGTCGACGTCACCACGGCGATGGCCGTGCAGGACAGCGAGGGCCGGCAGTTCGAAATCGACTTCATCGACGCCGCGTTCAACAAGCGCCAGACGCGGCTCGCTGCGCGCATCGTCAGCACGCCTGCTTAGATGGCCACCCGTGTCGCGCTCACGCCCAGCGGCTCGCGCATCAAGGCTTACCTCGAGGGCGGGCCGGAACTGAAGGCGGCGCTCGCCAAGTTGGAGCGCGGGCTGGCCGACGAGTTGCTGGCCACGGCCACGCTCGAGGGAGCGGAGATCATCGCCGCCGAGTGGAAGGCACGGGCGCCCGTGGGTAGCCCACCCGAGAAGGTGCCAGGCGCATACCGCGACTCGATCAACGCCAAGTCGAAGCCTGGCAAGAAGGGCGCCACCGCGATCATCGCCGTGGGCCGATACCCAGGCCTGCCGGCTGGCCAGCAGCCACGACGCTATGCGCCCAAGTTGGAGTTCGGATCGAGCGGCCGGACGCGGATGCGCACCGGCAGCGGTGCTTCGGCACAGCCCGCCCAGCCATCGGCACGGCCGGCGTTCGACGCGGCCCAGGGTCGAGCCATCGACGCGGTCGAGCGGCGCCTCAAGGAACTCGTCACGAAGGCCACACCATGAGCGTCGAGGTATTCCTCACGACCACGCTCGAGCCGCTGTTCAGCAACCGCCTGTATCGGATGCGCCTGCCCATCGAGGCCGTGCTGCCTGCGGGCACGTATCAGCGCATCGACACCGAGCCTAAGTACACCCACGACGGTGACGCCCACCTGCCAACGGCGCGCTTCCAGATCGACTGCTGGGCGGCCGATCCGGACGCCGCCGATGACGTGGCCGATCTGGTGCGTGCGGCACTCAGCGGCTACTCCGACGACACCTACCAGAGCATCTTTCTGGCGGATGAGCGCGAGTTGGACGAGCCGGACGTGGGCATCTACCGGCGCAGCATCGACTTCTTCATCACCTACGCCAACGGGCAGGCATCGTGAGCGAGTACACCCGCGATCAACTGCGCGGCCAGGCGCGGGTGCTGGGCGTGACCATGAGCGGTACGAAGGCCGAGATCGAGGCACGGGTGGCAGCGGCCGTTGAGGACGAGGCGGCCGGTGCCCGTGGGTACACTATCGGCACGTGGCACGGTCGGCCCAACTACGAGTGTGGGCGGTGCGTGTTCAAGACGCTGAAGCGGCGGGCCATCGCCATTCATATATCGGACGAGCACGGAGGGCTGACATGACAAGCGCACGCCGGCGGGCCGCCGCCACAGTGGACGATCCTGCGCCACCGAGCGCCACGCCCGAAGATGAGGGCGAGGTAGTTACGTGGTCGGGCCTAACGGCCGCCTTGGCCGCGGATGATCGGCCGGTCGAACGGGTGGTCGTGACCGAGTGGCCAGGCGCACCGGTGTTCTTCGTGCGCGGCATCACCGGCCACGCCCGCGACGAGATCGAGAACACGACCTTCGGTGAGGGCGTCAACGACATATCGGCCAAGATCGTGGCCCGTGCCCTCTGCACCAGCACGGGCAAGGCATTGGTCGACCGTGCCCACATGGACGAGGCTGAGAAGATGCTCACGTCGCGTAGCGCCGGCGGGCTGCTACGGCTCCAGCGGGTGGCCCGTCGGCTGTCGGGCATGGACCAGGGCGCCATCGAGGAACTGGAAGCCCTCCTGTCAAAAGCGCCGAGCGGCGCGGATGGCTCCGGCTAACGGCCCACCTTGGCCACCCATCGCTGGACGCCTGCCAGGCCGCCGTTGACTCCCGCGAGTTCAGCGAGTGGCTGGTTCACTTCGCCCTGGTCGACGCCGAGGCGGCGCGGGCCGAGCAACGTAACGACTGGCGCATAGCGATGCAGATGGCACTCCTGGCCAACATCAACCGTGACCGCAAGAAGCATCCGCAGCCGTTCGCCGCCAAGGAGTTCCTGCCCGAGTGGACGACGCCCGAGGTGGAGCGCGACGTACCTACCGACGACGAGATACGGGCCGCGGTGCAGGCGATGAACAAGGCCTTCGGTGGCCGCGTGAACGAGGCGTGACGTGGCCGGCCCACTAGCAACCCTGCGGATCATCCTCGGGCTCGACGCCCGTGAGGTCGAGGAGGGCGTCGGCAAGGCCAACAAGGCCGCTACCGGCTTCGGCACCGGCGCCAAGGTGGCGTTCGGTGTAGCCGCCGGCGCGGCCACCATCGGCTTCGGGCTGATGGCCAAGGGCGCGGCCGAGATGGAGCGCTCACAGGGTGCGTTCCAGGCGGCCACGGGCAAGAGCCGCGAGGAGGCGGTCGAGTTCTCCAAGGGCATGAACAGCCTCGTGGGCACCGCCGCCACCGTGGGCAAGTCGTTTGACGAGATCAGCAAGGCCGGCATCACCGTGGCGCAGCAGTTCGGCGTCACCGGAGAGGAGGCGACCCAACTCACCGCCGACGTCCTGGCCTTCGCCAAGGTAACGGGCCAGGACGCGCCTGGTGCCGCCGCCGCCCTCGAGGATGCGCTCTCCGCCTTCGGTCTCAGCGCCGAGGATGCCGCCGGCATGATGGACGTCCTGGTGGCGAGCAACCAGAAGTTCGGCACGGACGTGGGACCGACCACTCTGGACCAACTCAAGAAGATGGCGCCCGCCCTCCAGGCCATGGGCGTGGAGGCGGACGAGGCGGTCGGGTTCCTGAATATGTTCGAGGCGGCTGGCCTCGACGCCGCCGGCGCGATGAAGGGATTCAACTCCGCGATCAACAACATCCCGCCTGGCGAGTCGATGCAATCGGTCCTCGAGAAGATCCAGGCGATCGAGGACCCGCTGGAACGGGCGCAGTACGCGGCGGAGATCTTCGGAGCCAAGGCCGGTTCGGGCCTGGCCAACGCGCTCAAGCCAGGCGGCCTGGCCCTCGAGGACTACATCATCACGGTGGACGAGGCCGAGGGCGCCAGCGACGACGCCGCCGAGGCCATGCTCACCACCGGCGACCGCATCCGGATGTTCGGTGAGAAGGGCATCGCGGCCCTGCGCGGGCTGGGCCAGGAGTTCGGCCCGCTGGCGTCCGGTCTAGGCGGCCTGGTGTCACTCACGGCCACGCTAGCACCGGCGTTCGGCAAGGGCCTGGCGCCACTCAAGGACATGATCAAGGGCCTCATACCCAAGTTGCTGCCAGCCGCCATCTTCACCGGTACGGCCACGGGTGGCGCGCAGGGCGAGGCACAGGCGTTGGCCGCCACCGGCCCAGGTGTGGTGAGCAGCATGTTCACGCGGATCGCTGCGTTGGCCATCCCGCTGGCGCCGGCGGGCACCACCGTGGGCACGGCCATTGGTGCCGCGATGGCGGTGGCCATTCCGCTCGGCCTCATCGCCGGAGCAGCGACACTAGCGGCGGCCGTCACCGTGGCGATCATGACCCCGATCCGCGACTCGGGTGTCGTCAACGACTTCTGGGACACCATCTTCGGGGAGGGCGCTGACCTACGAGCCAAGGTCGCGGCATACACAGCCAACGTCGACCGCATGGTCGCGGACGGCCTCACGTTCGAGGAGGCCAAGGCGCAAGCCACCCAGCGCCTCGTGGACCTGTTCGGACAGCCGATGGCCGACACGGTTGAGGCGGCGGCCTACGGGACCGGCGCGGCAGCGGCCCACACCGTCGGCGTGGCCTTCTCGGAGACGGTTGTGGGAGTGGACTTCGCGACCCGCCTCAGGGGCACGGGCCAGCGGGTGGTCGACTATGTCGGAGAAGGCGTCGGCCAAGGCACGGAGCAGTTGACCGGCTACATGAGCACGCTGGTCGGTCGTGCCGCCGTGGCGGCCAAGGTCGACACGGCCGAGGAGTTGGGCGTGCGGACCACCGCCGCGCTCGGGCGCGGTATGTCATCCGCCGAGGCCACGCAGGGGATGTTCGGTGAGTTGGACCAACTGAAGCAGGCCATCGAGAACCACCTGTCGCCACGCGAGCAGGCGCTCAAGATCATCGGCGGCAACTACGTGGAGACCCTAGCCGAGGGAATGCGCCACGCGGACCCCGACATACGGCTGGCCTCGGTCGGCCTCACGTTGTCGGCTATCAACACGCTCGAGGATGGCGGGCTGCAGGGTCCGAAGGGCAAGAAGTCGATGCGCCAGATGGGCATCCTCTACACCGAGTTGCTGGCGACGGGCATGACCGCCGCAGAGGCACGGGCCGAGTTGGCCGCGCAGGGCGTGTCGGAGGCCACGATAGACGAGTTGGAGGCGGGCAAGGGTCCGGCAGGGACGGCGGGCAGGGATACGACCGCCGCCTATGCGGGCGGCATCGTCGGACACGGCGGTGGGCGCACCGGTGGCATCGGCGCCCAACTCTCGGGCGGCGCCAAGGGACCGGCAGGATCGGCCGCCGCCTCGGTCCGTACCGGCGCGGTCAACGTCCTATCCAACACGTCAGGCTTCCAGGGCTACGGTGCGGCGACGACCGGCGAGTACGCCGACGGCATCGAAGCGGGCGGTCGCATCGCCATCGCCCGCGCCCGCGCAATAGCGGCGACGATACGGGCGATCCTGAAGGCGAACTCGCCGCCGGATAATCCGCTCCTGCGCGACATCGGCAAGTGGGGACAGAACACCATCGAGGAATATGCGACGGGCCTGGCGCGTGGCGGCGCCGCCGTGGACGAGGCGATGGCCGGCATAGTCGGCTCCGTGGCCGGCATATCGCCCACTATGCCGTCGGGCTTCGGAGCCGCTGCGTATGGTGGCGGCGGCGGAGTGGTGATCGAGGGCGGCATCCACGTGACGGTGAATGGTGCCGATGATCCGGCGGGCACGGGTGTGGCGGTGCGTAACGGCATCACCGCCGCGCTCGACGACGTGATCCGCAAGGCCCGCGGGTCGAGCACGCTGCGCTGGAGCCCGAGCGGCTGATGGCATCGTTCACCGTCAACGCGGACATGGGCTCCTGGTTCGCCAACACTCTCGGCGGCGCGGGTAACGGCAAGGGCGACCGCATGACCGTGGGCATGGGCGTCTCGTCGTGGAACTGGCAGAACCGCTTCGCGCTGCGCTTCCCTCGCCCGTCTGAGTTCGCGGCCATCCCGAGCGTCGACCGGATCACCGAAGTGAACTGGTACGGGCGCGCCAACAACGCCAACGCCGGCATCGGCAGCGCGCCCAAGTTCGTGCTCGAGCGGGCCACGGCCGCGTTCGCGGAGAACAGCGAGTCGCGGCAGGAGTGGGTCACCACGTCGGGACCGGCGGCGAGCGAGTGGCCTGGGCCGGCTACCACCACGACCGACCGTGGCGAGTACAACGGCGCGGCACCGGCGGCCGGCGCGTGGGTCAAGGTCGACGTGACCCTCCTCGGCAAGTGGCTGTACTCCAACGGCTCGGAGACGGCGCTGATCCTGCACGCCAAGGCGAGCAACGGCACGGGCACGCTCGACGAGAGCAACACCGCCCGCCGGCTCACGATCCAGTCCGACGATGGCACGTCGAAGCCGTACCTCGAGTTCATCTACTCGACCAACGATCCGCCCAACGTGCCGACCGACCTGTCACCACTCAGCGGCGAGACGCAAGGGTCGGCGGCCGGCACCAGCCTCGCGCTATCGGCCCGCCACACTTCAGATCGGAA